CAAGAATCTGTTCCCTGCGATTTAAGTAATTGTCTAAAAAATCCGGATCGGCGGCAAACACTGTGCGTTTCATTTTATTCATCATACATCGTTATCTCCGACATGACAAGTATCTTTTTTATTCATCATATTTCCAAATTAAATCTTATGAAAATAAAACTTAAGAAGCAGAACAGCCGCATCGAGCAGTAAGTGTATGAATAAAATCACAGCTAAAATAATAATGCATTTACTGCGCGCTTTAATCTGTGCCGCCTGTTTAATAATTTTACCCGACTGGTTTGTTATTTCCGTACCGGACGAAACCTTTACCGTTGAATAATCAGACTGTATATTTGTTGTTTTATCACGCTCGGATTTTAAACTGTCGGTCAGAGTTTTAATTTGTGTTTTAAGTGTCGCCACCTGCCCAGTGAGTTTGCCATCGTTCAACGTTTTTGCCGTCTGCTCGATTGCATCAGTGGTTGCTGATACCTGTGTTACCGTTTCCGCTGATGTTGTCTGTTGTGTCTGTAGCTGCGAAATGCTTGTATCCACTGCGGCCGACTGTTCGATTATCTGCGACGTGATACTTCCTGTTGTGGCGCATCCGCCGAACACAGCAGTACATACGAAAATCAGAGCAACAAAAAGAAATGCTGCAATCCAGAATTTAAGATTTTTCATACTATCCCTGCAGTTATTGTTCCTGTGGTATCAACAGGAGATTCTGTTATTGTTCCTATTGTTACTACCGGATTAACAGGAGCCGGATCAATAATTTTATCCGGAATAATTTCTTTAACTTTTTCAGTTATCATTTCTATTTTCGGTGCAACTGCATCCGGTATTTTATCACCATACACAACTTTATCAACCCAGTAAAAAATAAGTTTAACGATCACATTGTAACCTAAAATCTCGTTGAATGCCAGCATCAATACCGACGCAAAAATAACCGCATTATACGTTGCGCCGAATATGGTACTCGACGGCATTTTTCCTAATGCAAAGCCCATGCCGACTGCAAACACGAGTGATAAAACCGGCCATGCGATCGTTGTGATTTTCCCGGTGTGTTTTACAGCCGCAATAACTGCATCACGGACAGATTTAACCCACTCGATTAAACCGATAACACAGAATGCGCCAAGCAGGCACATACCGATAAAAATAAATAATTCTCCCATAATCATATCACCTCCACGGTTAATATTCGCTTCGATTTAATAAATCCGATCTTTGCACACTGTGAGCCGCCTTCAATCGGGTCAAACTCAATCTCACCCTGCCACGGGCTGCATATTTTATTGGTTCCTGCAACAAAATGACTGCCGTTGTATCCGTCACGTCCGAGTTCGAGAATTTCTTCCTCACCTGCACATGGAATATATAATTTGTCTTCCTTGCGGTATCCGGTACAACGCCATTTGCTACCAAGCTGTTCAGAGGCATAATTGTAAACCGCCGGAGCGTCAATGACAAAACATCCGTCATACGGTTTTCCGTCTTTCCATTTTTCCTGCATTATCCAGTTGCGTTTCATGCCTTCAACATAAATACCGACAACATTCTCATTTGAAAAATGTTTCGTCCATCCGGTTGATTTTTCTACTTTTGCAAGGTCAGAGTTAAAAAAACATCCCCAGTGATTTAGGAACGGACCAAGCTCACCGTTAGTCTGAAATTTCATATATTAACCTGCCTCCTTTATTTTTTAATACTGAAATAATAATCCATTGCCAAGGAATACTCTTTTTTAACAAGTTCCGTTTTATATTTATCGGGGAGTTCCGGCCAGTCCTCGTCTATTTCCGACAGATCAACAGTTTTTATATCAAACTTATCGTTTTTCTGTATTTTCTCATACTGTTTATCAATCAGCCTTACAAGCTCATGATACGATTTATCAGCCTGTTTCTTCTGCTCGTCTTTAATATAAGAAACATCGGTACGTATTCCTTCGAGCTGAACGTTGATGCTGTCAAACTTAGGAGCAAGGTACTGGTCTGATAACTGTCCTACAATATCGGTTGCGATCTTTACCGACTTCTCGGATTTTGTACTCATTTTTACCGCCGTGAATGATGATAAAATCATACAGACTACAAAAATAATACAACCATAAACAATTTTCGCCATTTTACTTTTAAGCACCGACACAATCTTTTCTCCCATGTTTTTCCCCTTCTATTTCTTATGTGAAATAAATGCACATGCAATACCTGACAACATACACAGCACACCGGGGATCATTTCATACAATCCTGACGCACCATAAAAAAACAGCACACCCGCAAGGAAAAGAGCACTCGACACAAAATGTATCTCGGTAAACTGCGAAAAAACAAACTTGACGAACGCAACAACAGCGGAATACACGATATCTAAAAAATTACACACGGGTTTTACCACATACGCAACAATCATATTTTTAATTGTCATCCTGACCTCCTGCGTCATCACTTCCATCAGTCTGCTGAACAGCACCGGAATTTGTTCCCCACGGAGCAGGCGGAAGCTCAGAATACTCGCGTCTCAGTTTCGCGCGGTTGGATGCACCGTTACTGCCTGAATAATTTTCCGCGACCTTATCAAGGGTTATCGCTCCGAGTTCTGCGGCGGTTTTATCCGCAGTTATCATTTTTCCCGGATCAATATTCGGCATACTGCTTCCTGACCATGTATGGCAGAGCCATGCGGCACGAAGGTACGGATCGGAAAAACCGGGAGCAGAAACACGTCCTGATGCGATACCAAGAGAAACAATCTGCTCGTAAATCGGGTCAAAATGATCCGTTGCAATCTGGTATCTGTGCTGGACGGCAATGCGCCACACAAGAATAAGAGTTGCACGGCTCGCGGAATAATTACTCGAAAACCGCATAAGGACAGTCTCTATAGATTCTCCCTGACACGCGGCAATATATGCAAAATATGAATCAACAAATTTATCGTAACTGTCAGACGGCGCCGTATTCGTGAACGGCACAAGATCCTGTCCGCCGGGCATATTGAAAACCCCTATACTGCCAGGAACACCGACGGGAGCTTCTTTTACAGCTTGATAGAAAGGCGTTACAACTGCATCAACGGGGGCATCGGTCGGATCGCTCCCGAAAACAGATGAAGGCCTAGGGCCTGCCCGCTGTGCAATATCCTTAAGCGGATTATCAACATATTTATTCGGATCGGACTGTTTGCCGTACATATAAATATTCGACTGGTTGATTGCTTTTTTTATCTGGGCACTGGAAAAATCAAGAAGATTCTCAAGCTCCTGAACTGATATTCCGAGAGAAGAAAAGCCGCGGGTCTGGCCGCAGTATTCAGGGTCAAATCCGTGCGTCATGAAAACACGTCCCGATTTAGGGCCGGTGCGGGGGATCTCTGACGAAACAACCATCATCCCGGTATCATCTTTCGTCCAGATTTTATATGTCAGTTCACGCCCTTGGCTGTCACGGGTAATTCCGTCATTCTGCAGAAAAAGTCCGTTGGTCTGTGTATAACCGTTCCCCCGTATCTGATCAGGATCAATAATCTCAAACTGCAACGGAGAAAGCAGAGTAGGATCGGAAAAATTATAATACATGCGGACAAAACACTCGTTGTCACGTTTCCGGTAACGGTAAATAAGGCGCTGTGCCTGATAGAAATTATACATTCCCGATCTGCATGATCTTTTATCCTGAGCCCACAGATCGAATTCTATTCCACGCGCATTACCCCATCGCTCCGCCTCTTCTGCGGTAATGCCCAGCAGTTCATAACGCGGTTCCGATGACAGGACAAGGCCTGAATCAATGACGGTATCAACATCCCTGTTGACAAGGGCACCCGCCTGCTGGCTCGTCTGGGTAATAACGCGCGCCTGATTGCGCATCCGCTGATGGTCTATCGTCAGCGAGGGATTAGGATTTGACAATCCCCCTGCCCACTTCTGGCCGTAAAACTGCCTGTTGAACGTACCGCCACTGCCGAAATATGATGATGAATCGGCGGTTTCTTTCGGGGAGGACATAACCGAGGCAGTTCTTGGGAAAAAATCTTTTATACCCATTACATTCTCCTCAGATTTCCGAACACAAGACCTGTACCGTCAAGGCAGTTCTGTATGTACGCAATAAAATTATCGATATTTGCAAGCATGGCTATAAGATCAGCCGGATTCCTGCGCGTAACAGACTGACTTCCCTCCGCATCGGTGAAACTTGTCGTCTGCACCTCCGCGTGTGAAAAGGAACTGTCTATCTGTGCGCTTATAGCGGCGCGTTTTATTTTATAATCCGCAAGCTGAGTCTCAAGCTCAAGCCGTGTTTCTGCTGTCATAATTTTATGATATGCGGTTTCTCTCAATATGTCAATTGACAAACTGTTTTTTAACAGTTATTATAATAACAGGTTCTTGTCATCCTCCTTGTTGCCGTGTACGGGTTAGTCCTTTCCTGTACACGGTTTTTTATTTAATCCTTCTGCATTTTTCCTGAAGTGCGTCAATTATATTTTTGGTACTGATGCTGTCCACCATTTCCATCGTTGCCCCCTGATCGCGGTACACTTTTCTGATTCTCACCAGCTCGTTATCAATCCACACATCGCCCGCACAGAGCGCATACACACGGCAGTCAAGAGCCTCAACACGTTCCCTTACATCATGGAAACTTCCGTCCGGATATTTCTCCGTACCCGTAAGCTGGGCAAAATATTCATCAGGATAATCGCGGGGAAAATCTGCATATCCCGGCGGCTGGATATCCGATGCGATTCGGTCGACGTTGAGATTATTATACAGAATCCCTTTATAATGGTTCGTCGATATTTCATAGACAATATCTCCTGCGGATCCGATGGCGGCAGGACGATATTTCTTGAAATTACCCGGTCCGGGTACGTCGCCCTTTTCACGGCGTTTTGCATTGGCCACAAGATTACCAAAGCCCTTAACAGGGAAAGTATTCTCCCACCGCTGGCAGAAACGGTACACGATTTCTGACCGGCCATCAGCGGCATCACCGGAATCAATGAAAACCATTTTAACATCAAATTGCATTCCATCGTCCCTCGTAAAAGACAATCCGCCGGACTCTGCGAACTCATTCAGTTTTTCCCATGCGCCGGAATACGGGTCTGTCGTCGAGCCGTGAAAAATCTTATAACAAACCGACCATGTACGGTAACCCGCGCCGTGTCCCATTATTTCCATCTCAAGCCGCTCAGGATACCGTTTGTCAGATGATGATCCCTGCTGCACGTCTATTCCGGCGGTAAGATACAAGATACCATTCGGGATCTCACCGGAGGCATATTCTCCACGGTGACGGAGCACAGTATTAAGTTTCGGTCTGAATCCGGTATCCTTATACGGCAGTCCCTGATATAAGTTAGTAAAAGAGCGTACCGCTTCTGCACCTTCGTTTTTTGCCTTCTGTTCCTCTTTCCAATATGCGGAAAATGACAGCATACCGATAGGCGAATACAGGGCATTCATCCAATAAGATCGCAGGGTTACATCGTCGATCACTTTCTGCGGTATCCACTGATATTTTTCTATGGTGCGGTCAGGATATTTTATACAATGAGGATCATCAGAATACATGATTGATTTCTGCTCGTTCATTATCGGCTCATGGCAGAACTCGCACACATAATAGGCAAAATTGAAATGTCCGCCGGTTGTATCAGCCTTAAGTCCCCAGTCAGACATTTCAGTATAATCAGTCCGAAGTTCCATGAGATGACCACAAACAGGGCACGGAACAAAAAAATGGCGTTTATCGCCTGCATTAAAATAAGGAAGAATATTTGAACTGTCAATTGTCGTAGGTGAAGAAAACATAAGAATTTTACGTCTTTCGCCAAAGGATATAGTATGTCCTATTAATATCTCAACCCAATTGCCTTCTCCCGTCGTAGTCATTGCCGGTAATCCATCAACTTCATCTATAATGAGTACCCGTTTATCAAGTGCACGCCTCGCCATTAAAGAACGGGAAGATACAATATCAAGTGCACCTCCAGAATATTCTTTACGATATGTTGAATCACCGGATCTTCTTGATTTTGCAGATTCAGAATTTGCAGTTATTCTGTCCTGTATTTTTAATGAACGCAATAACGGAGGAAGTTTTTGTGTTGCCCAGTCAAGAGCCAGATCATCACTTGCTGTAGTGTACAATATTTCTGCCGGATTTGCTCCTATCCAGTAACCAACTACGTTTTCTGCTCCGGTAGTCATACCTACTTTTCTGGGCTTCATAACTACACATTTCTGAACGGGAGAAAACGGCGACATATTATCCATGATCTCGACAAGATACGGCGACACGCTGTTATGCCATAATCCGGGAATAGGTGTGCTTATCGGAAGATTACGGCGGCCTTCCACATATTCACTTATAAGTTTCGGCGGCGGTGTACAAGGCATCATATCAACGACGTAACGGAGGAACCGCATATCGGACTCGGAAAAATGTTCAGTCATGATATTTCCTGAATCCCCAGCGCAGTAATATTTTTATTCCCAATATTTTTGCAATCAATATTTCAACAACCGAACCTTTCGAATGCCACCAGCCTGGTAACATTGCGATATAATCGCAATTTATTAATTCTGCAATATCAGCTTTCATGTGTCCCTGCCAGCTTTTATTTTCAGACGGTATATTTAACGGATTGACCGGATGTGTGCCGGGCATGGTAAGCAACTTTTCCGCCTTTGAAAAAGATTCACTGTTCAGATTTTTCATTCCGGTAATCGGACCGGATATATATATTTTCATTTTATGTTTCCTCCGTTAAATCCAGCGGCGCATCATCAAGCTCAGGAAGTCCGTCGAAATAGTCATCTATCAGTTTTTTAATCTGCTGCAGTGCCGGGTATGTCTCTGCTGAAATCAATTCCTGCACTCTCAATATTTTTTCGGCATCGGTTATTTTCAATTCCGCGGCTATCCGGTTACCGATCTTCGCATCGAGCGGGCGGATGATCGACGTGTGGATCGCATATATTTTTCCGAAAAGTCTTTTTATATTTTCCCTCGGAAGATACTCGTTGCGGATTATTTTATTTTTAAGTTCCGCCCCTTCCGCCTGGGCTTTCGTTTTTCTGATATCATAACAGATGCGACTCCCCTCTTCAGGCTCATCGTCAAAAGAAATTTTTCTTTTTTTGATTTTTGATCTTACGTCGAAAGCAGGGGAATTCTGCCCGTCGTCATCCGGTATTTCTTTTTCATCATATATTTCCGGACGGGGGTTTGACGGTTCTGGTTTAACCAGCACGACATCATCATGTTTATCCGCCAGCGCTCTGCCCGCCTTACGGTCTATTGCACGCTCGATATACGCGACAATCTCCGGATCGTTCTTGTCAACTCCGGTATGCCCTTTGCTGTCAGTTATTTTCTGGATTCGCCCGAGCACGGCATTCTGGTTTATCCATTTTGACGTTGCCTGCCTTGTGGCTCCAGTGAGTCTTGACAATTCCGCCGCTGTAATTAATGTCATACTTACATGGTACTCGTAAACCCGCCGTACGTCAACCGGATA